ACTACTTCCTGTTAAAATATTACTACCTGCTGTTGCAGTTAAACTCTTATATTGAACTCCTCCAAAAAAAGCTGTGTTTGTAAACTGCTCAGATGTAATGGTTGCTGTGCTGTCAAATACATTGTCAAACAAATCAATATATGTTATTTCATCTTCGTCGTCAGCATCATCTCCACCATCAGGTGGGTCATTATCATTGTCATTACCGTCACTTCTAGTTACATCAAGAAAAGAATTGTCTCCAATATGTAAGTAACCACTATCTCCAACTGCCATAGAACTTACATTTGCCTGCGTTTGTATTTTATTCCATTCTCCTGTTCTAATATTATATTCATATAAATCAGGCTTAACTCTTCCAAACCTAAATAAAACAACTTCTTTTATTGGGTCATATTCAGCTATAGTTTTATCTTTTTCTGATTCTTTGTTCCATATGTCTAGTATTGCACCACCTATAGCATTTATAGTAAAAGCGTTATCTATTGAATAAATATTATTTAAACTGCAAAAATAAACCTTAGACTCTACCTTGACTATTGAGTTTGGAGCAATACAACCTATAAACTCATTACTTTCTAAAACGCTATAGCTAGAAGGGTCTATACTAGGAACTCTAAGACGATAGATACCGAACTCCATAAAGACAACAAGGCTGTCGCCCATACTTTTTAATCCTTGTATTCCACCACCTTCAGGGTCTCTAATTCTAATATAGTTTGCTATTGGAATAATAGCAGGCATACCTGCCTCAGAATAGTTTATCATATCAGGGTAATATTCACTTAGCCCATCAGGGTCAAGTCTAACATTACCAACAAACATACGACCACCGTGATTCTCACTATATAACCATCTTAAATCAGTAATTGTACCGTGAGGAACTGTTGGCAAAGAACCGTCTGCCTCTCCCTTGTCATTATAAACAATAGTAACAGCCTTAGAAGAACTATCATAAGTCATAGTAGTGTCTCCACCTGTTACAGTAAAAGCATCAACTGTATTCTCTGTTACAAAATTAGTTGATTGACTTGGCAAAGAATAGTCGTCTGTTAAGGCATCTATATCAGCAGAAGGGTCTCCGTTATTATCAAGAGTGAACATAACCATCTTAGTGTCGTGTAAATAAATATCTTCAGTAATATTTTTAGTAGCATTAGTTTTGTCCTTGTAGTTTAAACTAGCTGTGCTACCTGCGTGCGTGTTAGGTCTATTAAAAACACCTGAATGAGAATAGATTTTATCCTTACCCATATAAGAATTTAAAACCCCAACATATATTTCGTGGTCGTTATCTGCTGAATAACTACTACCATTTGTTGTCCATCTATTAAATCTAAGAACAACTGTTTTACCTGTAATATTTGTCCAAGAATTTTCATATCCGTCTTCGTCAATATTACCGTCGTCATTGCTACCATTCATATTTGCTTCAGATTGTCTTACATAAAGAAATTTACCGTCAGGGTCTTTACCTGTTGTACTTTCAGCCCAATTCTCCATATTTAAATGCTGAGATAAGACCTGTGAGTCTTCAGACCTAAGCATCTGCCCACCTATATAATAAGTAGCACCTGTTTTATCATCTGTTACTTGTGTATATGCAGTATTACTATTTCCATAAGTATCCCCTTGAGCACCTTCTATCATAATGTTATATGTCCATTGGTCATTTGTACCATTTGTCCATTGTGCAACATTTGTATTTTCATCGGTGTATTTGTTATTCCATATAGTTACTAATTCTGCTACTGTTGGAAAACCTTCAGGGCTATATATAATATGCTTACCTGCAACAAAAGTATCAGAACTTACAGTAGTCCCAACAGCCCCGGCAGGAGTTAAAAGATTAATTGTTTTTATTGCTCTAAAAGCAGGCTCTGCACTACCTACTACAGGTGCTCTATAAACCTTATAACCTGTAAGGCTACAGGGTATACCTGTTCCGGCAGATATACTTGAAACTAAATTAGTGGTTAATGTTAGTGAGGCGTTAGCCTGTCCGTTTCCACCACTTACTGCTACAGCTTGAGATTTACTGTCGTCTATTACAGCCTCATTTACCCCGTCATATATAGGAACAAAGTTATATCTATAATTACCATCTGCTAATTCCCCATATGATGTATCTACAGAAGAGGTCAATGCGTGCTGTCCCGGGTATTTTCTATGGAAGTCTTCTATGTAGACTCCTGAACTTTTTGTGTACTGACCTAAAAACTGAACTCTACTTTTTACTGCCTGTATAATTTTAGGTTGAAATTTGTGACCAAGCCCTACTAATACATAATCTCCAAAAGGTTGGAAAGTTATTTTCTTGGGTACGCTTGTTTGTTGATTGGCTATTGCATATAAAAAATCATTTCCGGGTGGATTATTATTTGAATTATAATTTAAAACATTGTCATCATAGCTATCGGTTAATAAATCATTATAGAATCTATCCATCCTATAAATAATACCACGTTGATTACAGTATATAAGCCACTCTTCTCCACCTCCCGTAACCAACTTGCTATTTCTAAACAAAAACATAGAGTCAAAACCTCTATCGGTCTGTTGAGATACTTTAGTAGCAATGTCTCTCCGTTTAAGAACCCCTGTTGTACTTGTGTCAAAATTATGGGTTTGTGGAGTAAATTCTTTTTTTAAATCTTCAGGGTCTGCATTTGATACAAGACCTCCAAAGATAGGAACTTTTACTACGCTCATACAATGTTGCCACGAAAACTTAGGTCGGCAACAACCATTGTACCTGAACCTGTCCCCTTGCCACTTATCTGACCACGAACTAATTCTCTGTTTCTTAAATACTTAGCCATAAATCTATCAGATAATTCAAATTCTTTCTCTTGCTCTGCTAACATAGACTTAGCATAGTCTACTAAATATAAATGGTATATATCAGGTATTACAGGGCTTAGTATATCTAAGTCATTCCACGTTAGAGGAAGACTAGCTGAAGTTGCTCTTGCTCCGAGACCTAATGAATCCCATTGGGACGTTAAGGTGGCAAATGTATAACTACCTGATATTACTGCTAGGTCATAAGAATCGTCCAATGTAAACAATACCTCATTCTGCCTAAACTCTGAGGTAAATGTTGCTTTCGCTCCCATTGGAATAACGCTACCTATTCCATTAACATCGGTAAACGTAATAGAACTATTCGTCCTTGTACTATTTGAATAAGAAACTGTATCGCTGTGGCTACCTGTCTCTGAATTTGTCCACTCCAATAAAAGATGTCCGTTTGATGGTACAATACCAAACAAAGACCCGTCCCCCGTCATAACTATAGAATTTGAACTTTGATTTATTTGAGTTTGCATTGTTAGGGTAAGTGAACCGTCTACAACGTCCCCTAATATTAAAGTACCATTCTTTAAATCATTTCTATCACTATGAACTACGCCTGTTGCACCTGAAACACTACCCTTAACCTTTACACCTTGTTGAAAAAAACCATTGTCTAAGTTTTTGTAATTTATTTTTTTATAAGTTTTATTAGCCTCTACTGCTGTAGGCTGTGCTATGTATTGAAAGTTTATTAATGTCTCTTCATCAGGATGAGGTACTAATATTAACTGCTGAGAGGTTATCATATAATATCTAGGAGTACCCGTTACCTGAGTTCCATCTCCTTTAATTCTATTAATTTGTTCTCTGTAAGGTTGGAGTTGATGTTCGTTAGCTGTTATAGCTGACTTTAATTCTAAAAAATCAGCAGGCATATCAAACATATTGTCATCATTATTACAAACAATAGTCTTGTCTTTTATATAAGCCTTAGTGTGGTATGCTAAATCTCGCTCTCCTTCTTCTAAGAACTTTCTTGCAATAGCTTTATTATGAGGATTAGTACCAAATTGTAAAACTACTCTATCTACTAACTCTGTCCACTTCATTAAATATTACTCTGTTTTTTAGTTACATCCATATTGCCCACCTTAGCATTTAAAGCACCAATAATTTCTAATCCCTTTTGGTGCATTGATTGAGACCTTTGGTTTTCTCCGTCACTATGTAATAATTCTGCACACGCTAAAAAAACTAAAGCATCGTGGGCAACGCTCGCTATCTCAGGCTCTTGATTTCCTAAGTTGCTTATTTTATTTGGTTTTCTATAATAGATAAGTTGAATGTCCCCAAACATAGGAAGGTCTTTAGGAAGTATTAAATATTTTACTTCGTGTTCTCCATTTCTTTTTGTTTCTGATGTTCTAACAAATACAGGGCTTTCTCCCTGAGGGGTATACATATAACTATTCTCTAATTCATATCTACCTAATTGGTCAGTTAAATGAATCCAAACAATGCTTTCATTAACCTTAGCACCATAGTTAGTATGGTCATTTGGTATTAAATAAGCACTTTCTATTTGGTCAAATAACAACTCGTATCCGAATTGATTCTTTTGTGTATTCTCAGTTAAGTCACTTAATAAAAAATACCCCTTCCATATACTAGCTTTTTGAGTTGCTGTTAAAGTAATTTGAGTGTTAGAACTCATTGGAGTTTGAAAATTAGTAGGGTAAGCATATTGATAATTTGTTAAAAACTGATTATCTGTGTGTAACTTACCTTCTACTATAGCAGTACCATTGTGGTCAAAAAAAGTATTTAATTTTTGTTCGTGTAGCAACCTAGATAAATACTTCTTATCTAAATATGCTCCTATACGTTGATTGGCTGAGTCTATTGCTAATATAATGTCATTAGAAGTATATGTAACACCATCCTTATCCTCAACTCTTAATCTTATTTGCTCTGCTATATTAGATACGTTCATTTACGCCCTTCTTGTAAGCCTACGTTTTTTCTTACCTTTATCATCTGTATATGTTTCATATCCAAGTGTATAAAACTTTCCCTTTTTACCACTTAGACTAATTGATTTTTTACTATGGACGTTTTTACCATTTTTACTTGTGGAGGATTTTGTAAAGTGAAACCTTCCTCTTTTCTTGTCACTATCTCTTATCGTCATAGTGTTCTTACCGTCCTTTTGTCTTACAACACTTTTTACGTCTGATTTTTTTCCGGAAGTTTTTTCCGTAAGAGATGAACTAATCCCAACAGCTTTCATACCAATATCTTTTTTCTTTTTCAAAGCCTTTAGATAATAACCTGCGTTTGCCTTTTTCATATAAGCACCCTTGTCCTTAAAACCACTTTTCATATTTTTATAATTCTTTTCACTAATTGTTGAATTAGCTTTAGACCTGCTAGTTCCTGCCTTTTTTCTTGCGTTAATATTTGCGTATAAACTCATTTACTTACACCTACAATTCCATTTTCTCAATGCTTTATTAACTCTACTATTAGGGTCATTAGCTGTCTTCGCACTTGTTAATCTTTTTTTCATACCACACATCCTCGCACAAAAACTCTTTCGTCTTGACTTCGCCTTACCCGTTGGGTTTTTCTTTGTTACAGGTGCTTTTAAATTACCACCTGTTGCCTTATTGTAACTTGCCCTACCCTTAGCATTCAATCCACCTGACTTAGATTGACCTGCTTTTCTTGTCCAAGCAGGCGACTTAGCCATTGCAGAATGGGGCTGAGTTAACAGCCCCATATTTATGTATACTAATTGTCAAAGAACTAAGTCTTATGAACCTGATGCAGGGATAGCTGTATCGTAATCAGTAGCAAGACCTGTAATTTCACCTACAGCTTTTGCTCTGTTGCTTACAATCAACTGACCTTGCCAAAGAATATGACCTGTTTTAGCATCCTGTGTAACAGGAGACTTAAAACCTGAGAAAGAAAAGTTAGCCTTACGACTATGTACCATTCTCATATATTCTTCGTTAAGGAAGTATGCTTTCCCGGCAGGACAAGAAGGGTCAACAACCAAATCTACGCCACGATATTTCATAGCGATAAATCCGGCATCAGCCATTGCTCCTGCACCCATATCAGGTGTTCTTTTCTTATCTGATAAGTGTTGTTCGTACATATCAAATACAACCTGAGGACAAACTATCAATGAAGGTTTGTCGCCTGAGTCCTTAGACATAGCTTCCCAACCTTTTCTGAATACTTCATCAATGATGGTTGATTGTCCGTCGAACTTAGAAGTTGTACCTGCTGTTACGCCTGCGATTGCTCTATCAGTTGCATCTGTGTGAGCGTCTACAAAAGCACCCTTCCAATAACTATTGGCTGAAGGGGCTAAACCACCTAAGGTTGCAGATGCTGATGCAATCTCAGGGAGATTGACCAACTTCTCATCGTCTACACCATAAAGAGCATCAGAGAATTTCTTAGTAAGAGATTTCTCAGCGTTCTTCATTTTAGCACCTAGTAAGTCAACTAACTTTTCCGGGTTGTCGTTTACACGCTCTTCATATCCTGAAATAGATACAGATGCGTATGCTTGAGCCCAATCGTATTTCGCACTCTTAGCGAACTCGCCCGGGTCAATAGACATTTCATCATATCCATCGTAGAATCCTAGCGATGCACTATCAGCGTGTTCTATTGGTTGATGTATTTGATTACCTGAGGCATTAGGTCTTGACTTACCTAAGAGCCTATTAAGAAGTACAGACTTCTTCTTTATGTTATCCACCATTTTGGGGATATACTGTTCTTTTGTTAGCGAACCAAGCGAAACAAAATTTGCTACACCTGTGCCGGCTATTTTTCCTGTTGCCATTATAAAACTCCTTTGTTAATAGCGATTATTCCATTATGTTGTATCGAGTCAATGCTATTTCTGCTATTTCATCAAAATCTTTACCTACAGGAATTGGTTTTTCTACATTTCCCTTTCCTGAGGGCTTAATTTCGGGTTGAGATTTCAGAGCATTTGCCTCTTCTACCGATTGTATTGCTTTTATCAAGGCAGACTCTCCGTTAGACGTTGCTGTTGCAAAGACATAGGCATCTTCCAAAGATAAGTTTTTCTCTATTGCAATCTCCAAGACATCATTCAACGCCTCTGTGCTAGTTTGCAATTCAGGATGCTTAACAATTAAATTGGCAATATCTTTGTCAACTTGCTGTTCAGCCTCCATACTCATTATCTTATCTTCTAATAAAGTTACCCGGTCATCTTTTACATCAGGTTCGTCAATAGATTCCTGTTCTTGTTTTGGCAACCCCTTGTATTCATCAACGCTCTTGAATAAATCGTGGTCAGAACCTAACATCTCTTTTATTTCATCTGATTCAGTTAAAGTAACAACTCTTTCCATTAGATTATCTAACTTCTTTCGTTCTTCTGAAACTTCCTGAGCCTTTTGAGTATTAGACTTCTGCCATTCGTCCCTATTCTGTAGAGCATCAATAGCAAGAGTTAAGTCATCGTTAGAATACTCTTTGTCATTGTAAACAAAGACTTGAGATTCTTCTGAGACTTCTTCAGTAGAAACACTTTCTTCTTCACTTGGTTGCTCAGTTTCCTGAGTCGCTGTTTCAGCAGTAGCAGTTTCTTCGCTATTTTCGACAGTAGGTTCGGGAGCAGACTCGAATTTCGGTGCATCTTCCTCATCGGGAAGATACAGCGATTCTACTTGGTCGCTCGTAAGTTGAACACCGTACTCACCATCTTCTAAAACTATTTCTTTTGTGTCATTTGACATAATTAACTCTCCTATTTTATTATGTAAAAACTTTTTGTCATATTAATTTTCTAGCGTACCTTTCGCCTGAGACATCATTGCAGGATTAGACCTTAAATTCTTCATCATCTCTTCCTTATTTGCACCAAAACCACTTAAATCAGGTGGCATTTTAGCTTGTGCCTCTGCCTCTGCCTGCTGTGCTTTAGCCAATTCTTTTTTCTGCTCTTCCATTTTAGCTAATAGATTCTCTTTATCAGGCATATTTAAGTTCTGTATTATGTATTCCGGGTCGGTTACTATACCCATTTGGGCTAATTGCATTATTTTATTCTCTGCAAACTGCCTGTTTTCAGGCAAGGTAGAGCCAACTCTAACTCTAACCATTATATCTTTCTCTTTAAATAACATCCCTACAACACTTCTAAACTCCATACGTCCTGAAGAATGCTGAAAAGGAATATTAACAAATTTCGTGCCAAGCTGTTTAAACATTGTCAGCCACATCTGACCTAATAATTGCAACGCTCCCTCTACTGTTCTAGCTTTATAATCAATTTTACTACTACTTGCTTTTTGATATAGCTGTGCTTGGACACCTGATGTAACATTGGTGTCTGCTTTACCTTGTGTAGCTTTGTTAACTCCACTCACAGACTCAAACATATCTAACAGTATATTATATAGATTAAATACATAGTTAGGCATACTCGCAGGGGATTGCATACTAACTTGACCTGCTCCTCTTTTACGAATTATTTGCCCCGGCATATTACTGATTTGGTCTTGCACGTCTGCTGTTTGGTCTACTACCCACATCGGATTAGCCATAAGATGTACATTGTCCATTACTTGGCTTGAAATACGGTCTAGGGCGAGGTTTAAATGCTTTAGCCTACGTGGTTCAGGTCTACCCCAAAACTGATGGGCAGAGCCCGAATTTTTCATATGAATAAATGGGAATGGATGGGAGATATGATTTTCTTGATTAAAGAAAGGATACTTTGTATCTCCATCAAAAAGTAAAACATTTCCTGCTATACATATCTTTCTAACACCCCTACGTTCTTTATTAGGGTCTTTGTCTTCATCGTTGTTCTCTTCAGAAGACATATAATCTTTAGTATTGTCTCTCATATAACACTCTATAAACAATACGCTTTCTTCTTGGTCTCTATATGCTTGACTTTTTGATTTATATAAGTCAGTTCCCTCATCGCTAGTCACAGATACAACGGATTCTTCGCCATCTCTTCTAACTGTTTTATGGGCTTTAAAGTTTTCTAATTCCCTGTCGCTTTTTACAAATTGTCCTAACTCGGGGTACATCTTTCTAATCTCATATAAAGGTGTAGGGGATGCGTAGATAACCCACTCGGCATTTTCTAGTTTAGTAGCTGAGGGATTAACAAAGAATGTGTAAGGGTCTACTATATCGCAATCAGGTAAATCATCATATTGATTATAAGACAGCTTTAATAAGCCTGTTCCATATACTAAGTAATCCAATAAAAGTTCAGACACTAAGTTCTGCATATCTCTTAACTGCCAAAACTCATCCATCACAGCCTGTAAAGTATCAGCCATTTTATAGTCAATAGGGTCGTTTCCGACAGCCATTACATCTAATTTAGGTTGTTGAGAATTAAGAATTGGTATCATTGTGTCTATTGCACTACCAATAAGGTCTATAGTCATCTTATTCCTAAATTGAGGCATATTAACCCCTTCCCAATGGTGTCCGTGATATAAAGCCTCAGCCTCTCGCCACTCATTGTACATCTCTTCTTTATGTTCCCTAGCTAACTCGAACATAGCAGTTACCTTAGCTATTACTGCATCTTGCTCTGCTGTTGGTTGATAATCTGATTTAGGTTCACTTCCTGTATATGTCGCCATTATTTATGCCTCTGCAAATTTAATTCCCCCTGCTATTATATCAGATGTCTGAAAATCTGTAGCCTCAGAGGTTGCTTTTAATAAAAATATTTCGTTCCAAGAATGCTCAAATTGCTTGCAGGCATCCTCTCCTGAGTCAATCATCTGCTTTTCTAAGCGAGATATTTCCTTAGTTTCTTCACTATCGTAATCAATGCTTAAATCCCATTCGTTTTTTTCGGGATTCCATTTATATGTTTCTTTAGCCATTTGGCATCATTATGCTAGTCCTGTATAAGTATTTTCATCTTTTTGCAAAAGAGCAATCTCTTTTTCTATCCAAGTCTTTTCTTTTACTAAGTGAGGCTTACCTAGGTGCATTAAACCATAACGCAAACTATCCAAGGCGTGGTCACTTCCGTCTGTATCTAAATCTTCAGGTTTAGACTTGCTATAGATAGCTGTCGCAAATTCCTCAATTAAGTTACTACAATTCTTAAAGATTTTAATATCGCCACCCTTTTTGTCCTTTGTATTTGTTTCGTGCAAATATTCACGTACTAAGTTCCAACCTGACATCCTATTGTTGTTGGCTCTCATAGTAGGTATCCCCTTAAATAGCATTATATCAGCTATAGATTGATTTGAGGGGGCTATTATGTCAGACCTATTCGTGTTTTGGGGGTTGCTTATATATGTGGAAGGGTCAATTATTGTAGCCATATAATCCTCGTCGCCTGACAATTCATTAATTTTATTTATATGGTAGTGTAATTCTTGACCTGCCTCGTAATGTTCTCTATATACGTGGACGTTTTGGTCAAAATCTACTGCAAACCAAAGGCAAGCGAAAGGGGCACGGTAACCATAGTCAATACAACGATATTTGTACCAAGACTCGGGAATTTCATAGGGGTCAACGACGTGTTCTGCTCTATTAAATGTACTAAAAAACTGACCTTGGAACACATCCCAATCTCCTAACAGCCACATCTTACGCAATTCTTCAGGTAAAGATTCTAACTGCTTTACATAGTCGGGGTCAGACTCTACTAATGTAGGATTATCATATATAGTAGATGGAATAAACACTTGAGTACGTTCATTTCCACCTATAATTATCTCATTAGGGTCTTTAACAAATCTTTTCTTAACCCAATTATGCCCCTGCCCCCCGGGATTAGTCGTGAGAAAAATCCTAGGAGGCATTTCGGGGTGGGGTGAACGGACGGAGGATGTGACACGTTCATAATCTAATTCATTTGGAATAAGTGTGACCTCTTCAATAAGTAATTTATGGTATTGGTGTCCTAGGTATTTCTGAAATGCTGTATCTTCTGATAGATGCCCCGTCCTAAACTTCGCACCACTTGGAAAACGAAACTCGGTAGGGTTACCAACAGTTTGAACATCAAGAAAACGATAAAAGAACTTAGCCCTATCAATCCAATCACGTAAGTCGTCATAATTACGTCTAAGAACCAACGCACGAAATTGGGGATTGTCAAGGTATTGTGGTTCAATAAGCCAAGCAAGTCCTGCTTCAGTTTTACCCCCTCCTCTTGCACCACCATACAAGACCGTATGAGCATCCACCGAAAGAGCCTTAGTTTGCTGTCCTTCGTGGGGTGTCCAAATAACATTGTCGCTCATTTCTTTTTACGCCACTTAGAAAGTGGATTAAGATTTAATTCCTTCTGATACCACTTTAACTGTTCTTCTAAAGCTGTCATTTTAGCATTTTCCTCTACAATATGTTTGGATATAAGTTCTTCAATTTGGGTATTAGCAAATTCCATTCGTGACTCAAGGTCTGCAATTCTATTTTCAATTTGTACGTATCCATACACAACAAGACCAATGGCAGTAAAAATTTGTAAAAGCCACTTAATATTAATATGGAAACTGAGATTATCGTCAACCAACCCTGATTTGAAAGACCTCGCTGTCTGTGGATTGTAATCACTACCCAATGCTAACCAATATGTATAATAAAAGCATTAAAGAAACGATACCTAAAGTGGTTACCACTATAAAGGTTTGTTTTTCATTCATATATATATCTCACAACTAGGGGGTAGCTAAAATTCGTAGAATCCGGGTTGGGGGTGTATACTTGCCCACACTCTGCCTTTGTAAAAAAAAGACTAGACTTAGGAGTACGTACTGCACGTCGTCCCTCGGTTGGGGGTCTCATTTTACTTTTTTTGCGTGTGACCATTTATTTTTTCTTCCTCGGTGAACTCTTTCAATTATACATAATATATGTTATGTGCAACTTTGCTGTAGACGGGGCAAGGTCAATTCTTAACCTTACTATTGACAGCAGGTTCACTCGCTCCTACCCTTTTCTCTTTGGACGGTAGAACTATCACGCCACTCGTCGTAGTAGCCTCAACTTTCATCTCTGTAGCCTTTAATTGAGGTGCGATTCTGTCCATTAAAAGAGAGGTTGCTCTCATCTGATTCTTGTGCTCAGGGTCAAGGGCTATGTCAAAGCACATCTGCACTAAGTCCAATGTTTTAGGGTGTTTACGTATCATCTCGCCAAAGTTAGATGCGTTCTTTCCTGACGGGTTTCCTGATTTACCCTTGCTAAATTTAGTATTCTTGGTCTTACTCATAAAAAAATTCCTGCCCTTACTGCGTCCAATTTCGGTTAGTTTTTGCTGTCATTATATAGAATGTTAAGCAATTTATCACTTTTGTCATTAGATTTTTTCTCGTCGACAAATGCAATTATTTTATACTTTTATTAAAGTTTTACTTGTTTAACAAATTTAACTAATATAAGTTATGCCATCGCCACGGTAGCCGATACTTAGAATTTGGCAGGCTTTCAAGAGTTTTTGACAATTAGATTTTACGCTCCTCTCTCGAGACTACACGAGGGTCGGTAACGAGTTTACAACGAATAACGAGTTACCAAAGACCCATAAGACAGACGGTCACTCCGAGTACGAGAGGGGACAGTTTAATCAACGAGTGTCCCAAGGGGTAGCACATCGAATAGAGGACGAGCAAATCCAATACGATTTCTCGAGACCCTCACGACATACAATTTATGGGAATCCAAATCAATACTTAGAATTTGATGCACGGTTTACCTAGGGAGGTTGGTGGAATTGTTAGAGTGAACGGTTGACGGGGAAAGGACGAGTTCAAATGTCATCTTACCAATAGCTAGGATTCTGAGAGAATTACGAGAGGTTCGCAACCTTACCTAGCTACCAAATTTTTACAAGTTAACACACAAAACAAAAACAGAAAAAGGAGTCTATAATGGCTAAATTCAAAAAGAAGTTCACACCAATCACAGAGCAAGAGCATATCGACAGAGTATGTAAACCTATTCTCGATTCAATGGAGAAGGGACAAGTACCTTGGCATAAACCTTGGGACGTGTCACTCAATGCTCAGGGCAATCTAGTAGCAGGTGTCCAAAAATCCCTATCCTCAGGGAAGTTGTACGAGGGTTTTAATAGCTTAATATTATCTATAATAGCTAATCAAGAACAGTACAAGAACCAATATTGGGGAACTTACCTCGGTATCAAAAAATCAGGTGGTCAGATTCGCAAAGGCGAGAAGGGTGTCTATGTCCTCAAGTGGGATTTCATTCCTGTCGTCAAAGGTCAAGACGATTGTACCAAGTGTAAGGGTGCTATTGTCTACGTGAAGGGCAAGAAACAGCCTTGTACGAAATGCGAATCAGAGAAGATAAGAACATCTATCAAGATGTACTCTTCTGCTGTATGGAATCTTGACCAAGCCGATTGGGCTGACGGTGTCCCTGAGAAGTTCAGACCTGCAAAGCCTAAGAAAGTAAAAAAGCCGACGAAGAAAGAAGAGCAGGCTCGTATCAACCGAGTATGCAAAGAGGCTCAGAAGGTAATTGATGCTTATATCCCTCAACTCAGAGGTGGTCTTACCGACGAGAAGATAGAGAGCAATGATGCTTATTATTCTCCATCAAGAGATGCGATAGTTGTCCCTGCTAAAAAGCAATACCCAAGAATCGAAAGTTATTACAGGGTAGCTTTTCACGAGATGGTTCACTCAACAGGTCACAAATCTAGGCTCAAGAGATTCAAAGAGTATAGTAATCATATGCACGGGTCAGCCGACTACAGCAAAGAAGAGTTTGTTGCTGAGATAGGTGCTTGTGTATTATCTAGTTTCTTTGGCACAGAGACAAGTGTCGACCTAGAGAATAGTGGTGCTTATCTTCGCTCTTGGAAGAAGGGTTTAGCGAACAACAAGAAAGACATCGTCTTCGCTATAGGTCAGGCTATGAAAGCAGTTAATTTCATAGTCACAGGCGACAAGAAGTAACCGACGAGTACGCCACAAGGGTCAATGGTTCAAGAGGGAGGTTCGATTCCTCCCTGACCCTCTACGCACTATGCGTATATTAAATAACACAAAAACACGAAAGGGTTTCTATTATGGAAAACATACTTGACAAGTGGATGATGTTAGCTTTTGATATAGTTATAAAGCATCCACATTTAGACGAACTATACAGAGGCTATGGCGAGCACTACGAAGATTTCTTTGCTTATGCAGAGGAAATTGGTGGTTCAGATATGAACATTTGCCTAGATGCTTACTTCAAAGATAATAACACAACTTGGGAGAAAGAACAGACTTTCTTTGACGAGATAGGCTTGTCGATGAAGTGGTTCTTCAATCAGCATACTTGGATAGAATCTTTTCAACTAACAACAGCAGGAGAGTACAATGAGTAAATTACTATGGCAGTTTTTTGGAACAGGAATCGAGTGGAGAGAGTGGTTTTCTTGTGTTGCACAGCAACGAGAGAAGACACCAACTAGGTTCAGATTTTACAGGAATCTTCACAAGTCAGGAGAGACTTATTCTTTGCAAGGATATTTCAAAGGCTTTGGATGGAGAGTGATTGGTTACTTTCAATACATCAGCTTGGAGAACGTCGACAACCTGAAGTTTATTGTCAACAAGCGAGGCAGAGATAAAGTCATCAAAGAGCAACGCAAGAACGTGCACGCATTTATAGAGTTTTCTATTAATGAAAACAGCGTAGTCGATTTCGACAGGGACAGAGTTGGTTTTAATATGCTACCCTATGCGATGACAAGTCTACCCGTGAAGTACAACCCGTACAAGTTCGATTGCTTTCAGGTGATGAATCCTTGGGGGTCAATACCGACTATGCCTATCAAAGACGCAACAGGCTATAACAGGCTCTTTGTCAAGCCTAATCGAGGAGTGGAGATTCAGGCTTAGTATATTATATAATAAACCCTGCTTGGAGTTTACATAGGTTCGAGTCCTATGCAGGGTTCTCTTTTTAAACACAAAAACAGGAGGTGCAAATGCACTTAACAAAAACAAAACAAGCCAAGAGATTGGCACGTAGCAAGCGTATAAAAAAGCAAGCTAATATGAAGAGAAACACGAGAACTGTTTCAACAGGTAGCAAGCTAGTAAAACCGTTTGCTGTAGAAGAAGTCAAGCAGGAGCAACGTGAGACCAAAGCGATGGAACAGCAAGGCTTATTAAATAAATTCAAGAACATATTCAAGTCAAGCAAATGAGGTGGCTAGAGAGGTTTATGGTTTGGCTTATAAAACCAATCGAGTTACTGAGGAGCGAGATACCCTGCAAGCATAGTGAATGGCAAGCAGAAGGTAGTCCTAAGATGATTGACCACACAACGGGTTATCAAATCATACCCGAGTGTAGCTGTCACGTAGGAGACTCGCTGTTTGACAAAGCAGTAGACAGGTGGGATAAAGTTATGCAATGGATGTTTATATATATAATAATATCATTCGGCATAGTCTTAATCCAATTTATTATTCTCTTGTTTGCTAACTCAAACTAGTTTAACTTATCAGACAACACACAAAAAAGGAGGTTACTATCAGTAAACAAACACAAGCACAAAGATGGGTAAAATGTATACCCGATTACTTGCTAGGTTTCCCTGAACCAATCGAGCAGTACGGTACTTTGGTTCGAGAACCTAACGGGAAAGAATACTTTCATCCAATAGTTAAGATTGACCCTATCGAGGGTACAGTTAGCTTTGGAGAAAAGCATCCTAACTCTATGTTGCGAGTCGTCGATGTCATTAAGACCTACTCTAAACCACAGGATTGTTGCAGAGAATGGGTAGGCTCAAAACCTGAGCGTATTAAAAGATACAAGCAACAAATCAAGCAGTTGAAGAGGAGAGTTTCTTATGGCAGATAGGAATAAATACCCACCAACTCACACAGCAAAGCAGTTGGCTTACGAGTATGCTAAAGCACATCCTAGGAAAGTTATTAATTCCGATGGTACGATTCAGCAGAAAGGAAAGAAGTGGCATTGTCCACGAGTAACGCCTGTTAATTTATGCAGGACACTAGTGGACATAGGCTACTTGTACAAACGAGTAAAAGGCTCACCTTGGAAGTGGGTGGATGAATACAAAGTTATGAATACTGTTCGTTCATTCCCTTACGAGAAAGAGGACATCATTCGTGAAGTATAACTCGCTTTGGATTAATATAACTCTTACCCTTGAGCAGGTTAGCAACTTGCTTAGGGGTAAGATAACCCTTAAACAAACAAAAGACAGGATAGCACTACTATGGCGATTGTAAAAGAATGGCAACCTAAAAGCGAATACGCTAAGGAAAAGGTTGACGAGACCAAGATGGTTAAGCTGAGTATTACTGAAATGGATTGGAGACAACTAAAGTCTAAAGCAATCTTGAAAGGAATTACCGTTCAGGATTTAGCAGGACAAGTTCTACGAGAACATATCTTCAAGCACTAGGTAGTATATAATAACAAGCCCTGCAATATGCACAAGTCAGGTTCGTACCCTGAGCAGGGCTCTATGGCAACTACGCCATAACAACACACAAAAACGAAAGGAGTATATCTTGAGAAAGTATATACCAAACAACGAGTTACATCGTACAGCAGTAGACCTTGTAGCTAACCTAATTACTGCTATTAAAAACCACCCTGAGTATGGTGCTTTTGAGATTCACAAAGTCAGTAGACCTACTGTCGAAGAGATTACAAAGAAGTCACTAGGCAAAGAGTACAAGCACAGCAGAGTCCATTGTGGAGATGTTTATATATATACTTATATAAAAACACCACTAGGTCAGAGCGTTAAGCTAAAAGTTGGTATCGAGTGTGGTACTGACAACTCTAGTTCTTACGGTTCTGACAGCAGATACTCTGACATCAAAGACCTCTATCGAGTTGGAGACCTTGGTGTTGCTTATGGTAATAAAATAAAGCAATTAAGAAAGCCTGAAACAGCTATCGAATATGCTTTAGAGTTACTTAAAGACAAGTACAATTCTGCTGAGAAAGACATCAATAAGAATACTCGTAGATGGTGGGCTTATAAGCATCTTACTAATGAGTTCAATGTTAAGCCTAATCTTAGAGGGCAAACGTGGATACATTCTGCTACCATCAGATTCGACCAACCTAAGTGGATGAGAAACGAGTGGGATGATTATAGCTTACTTACAGACCAAACCTTTGATTACGTTATTGGTTTAAAGTTCGATGATGATGAGAGACAATCAGAACCTACTACTTGGAGGTACAGAATACTTCAGAGTCGTGGTAAGGACACCTACTTCGAGACAGCAGAGCAAGTTAAGGAGTACATATCAAGAGATATATATAACCTTTGTTGCGAGGTATGGAATATAAATACTACTCGTGAGATGATGTTCAAGCACCACGACAAGACATTCAGAGACCTAGCGTTTATGGATGGAGATGGATATTCTGATGACTCTGACAGATTGGATTGTCAGAAATGAGAAAGCCACGTAAACTAGCCCCTTCTTTCGTTAGGAGGGGCACAGAAAGAACTATCGTTCTACGAGATGACCGAAAGGATGGGGCTCTGGCTAGAGTTCATATTAGGTTTGCTGAGGACGGTAGTTGTTGGATTCATAAAGGGTTCGGAAAGCCTACAGACGAGAGTTATTGGGAACTTGTTCACGAGTGGAAAATGATTCGAGTGAAAGGAGTAGGTAATGAGCATAAAAGTAAAATGCAGAACGTGTAAGGGGTGTGGTATGATTTACGACATAGAAAAGTTCCCCTTGTCTAACGGTTTACAGCTTGACAGAAATGGACAGCCTTACCGTAGACACCTTTGTGGAGAGAATGGCAATAGCTGTTATCATAAGCACAAACGCAATCTACCAAGTGAGAAACGAGCAAAGCAAAAAAGACTAAGGCTCTTGAAATCTCAGTTAGCTTGCAGGAAGTGTGGATACTCAAAGAAAACACATCCTACCTTCAGCACTTGGGCTCTTGACTTTCATCATCATAGAAAGAACAAGAAGTTCAATGTTGGCAATATGATACGAGACGGTTATGGTTGGGATAATATACTTAAAGAAATATCTAAGTGTGTTGTTCTATGTAACCGATGTCATACAGAGTCACACGACAGTACGAGTTACAGAGACAGTAAGTAAAACACAAAAGCCCCTGCCAATTAAGGTGGGGGCTCTTGTTTTCATTTGTCAACCTGCCTCAGTTAATCGAGGCATCTTTTTTTTCATATTAAGACATCAAACGCCAACCCAATGCCTTAATTCTTTTGAGGTTCTATCTTCCCTCTCTTTACAAGTTCGTGGTATTTAACTCTAAGTAAGCCGAGTAACCTACCGTATTGGTCAGGATGTAAACAAGACAATGATTTAGTCCATTTAAAATCGAATCTTAAAACCCACAAGGTTTGATTAATTCCCATCAAATCCTGAGCCTTATTCCACTTTAAAATAAACTCTTCCCATTGAGGATAGTCTGTATAGTCCTCCCCTTCAAAATATTCTTCGAGCCATTTAGTAGTAGTTATTTTTTCGTTCTGCACTTCGGACATATCTTTTTCCTTTTGCCTAGCTTAGGGAAGTCTTGATAATAGTTAACCCTTTTAACTGCGTCTGTCCAAACCTTTTCCCAACAAGAACCACACGAGTTGCAAGCATAGACCTTGTCGTCAACAGGCACTTTCTTTGGATTCCGACTTCCCCTACGACGGATTTCTTTTTGGTGTGCTTTCTCAAGCGAATCAATTATCCAATTTGTCTTGATTTTTACTTCCCCTATGCTTATCAACCTCAGCTATGATAGCACGAGCAGTTTGTTTATCAACGTGTGTGACTTCTAGTTCTGAATACTGATTCTTTAAAAGCATTTTAAGAGCCTTATAGATAGTATCAACACCCTCTTGTCCTACACGGTATACCTTAGTATCACTTGTCATTAAAAACGTCCTCTAGTTTTTGGATTACAAAAATATCTCCCCTGTCCTGCTTAAAGAAAACCATATCACAGTTTCCTAGTTCAAGCCACTTAGGAGTAGACTTCCTAACCTTACATTGTATTTTAATACCATCTGCGAGTACATCAACATCTTCAGTATATCCTAATGCAAGACCATTAGAGCCCCAAGCCCTCTTAACATCTTTAAAGCCAAGGTCTTTAAGTTTATCAACACACTCGTGCTCAAACCTATTGCCCTTGGCTTTTGATTTACTAGCCACTACTTACCCCACTTCTGCTCTTTAACAAGTGTAGCCATAATACCATAATTAGACAAGTCTAAGAAAGCATCTTCTACTGACTCATCAACAGCAGACTTCCTACCCTTCATTAAAAGATTCTTTATTCTTTGAATCTTATCATTCATCCTGAACCATATCCCTGTCAAAGACAAGTTTATTTCTTCATCAGTTTCTAGTTTTGTTCCTACTGAGATATTTGATGAACCATAATCGTGTTGTTTCTTACAGAACAATTCATATTGTTCAGCTTGTAGTTCCTTGAATCGTTCTGTCATCTCGGGATACTCTTTTTCCATTAACGACGGGTAACAAACTACCCCTGCATCATTTTTTATTTTCATTAGCTACTATTCTCCTGTCTCTTTTGTTTAAGTAATATAAAGCAACAAGAATTAATCCAACAAGTATGTCATCGAATATTCCTGTTATTGCAATTTCCCATAAGTAATACCAAGTCATATAACCTCCTTAGTCTATTGGGGATTTAAGAAATGATTTATAAAAATTAATACCATCTACCTGATTATTCTTTGGATGATATAAAGCAAATGATACGTGGTAAAATTCTCCTCGTCTCTTATTCTTATACCATATGATATAAGTATTACTATCAACGTGACAAGGAACAGCAATCCAATCTGCTGTTGTGTCTCTGACCCTAACTGCTATAGACGTATCATTGACCATAGCAGTATGATATTTAACCTGAATAGTTATATACTTTTTCTTATGATATACAACATAATCAATTCCAAAGTCATCTACCACAGGGGCGTATAGTTTAGCATCTTTTTTCAATAGATATTGTTCCACTATGTTTTGACCTATATGCCCTTTACGAGCAGTAGTCAGATTGTGATGAAACTTCTTCAGAGTCATCTCCTTTGGATTTCTTAATAGGATATTCTTTATTACAAGGTTCGCATATCCATATATCATCTTCATATTTCTGTGCTTTGTCTACTTCCTTGTCACAAAGTTCGCAGAATATCTTTTTAAATGGGCTATCGTCTATAAGTTTCATACTTATTTAACCCGTGTACTATCAATACAAATGTAAGACTCAGTATGAACAGACCCCAAATAACTGACAAGCCCATTAACATCCAAGTTGGTAAATCTATTATAATCATCTATTACTTCCTCCAAACATATTTAAAAATGCTTTTACTTTTGCCTCATCCTCTGAAGTAGGTTCTTCCTGAACCTCCTCCTTCGGCTTAGGATTGTTTCTTGCCTGCAACTGATTCCATTCAAGTTTAGTTAATAGCTGACCCTCCTCACATAAAGGACAGTATGGTGGGATGTTATCTTTTTCAAAGTCCTGAGTTACTTTACAAGCCTCGCACTTACGCTTAACTTTCTTATCAACAGGTTTACTAGCCTGACCTTTATTAGCCCAAGCATATATACCTGACTTCCACCAATAAGCCGAAGACTTAATTGGTGTCTCTTCTTTACGCACCCTGCTACCATAATATTCTGTAACACTCTTAGCCTTGTCAAACCCTAGCGTCTTAATTACACTCTGAACTAGGTATCTCTCACCATTAGGTTGGTATGGCAACCAACTCTTACTTATCCTTATCAATTCATTAGTTAGTATTCCTAGGTTCTTTCTATCTTCGCTCACTACTTCAACGTACTCTTGCCTTTGGTTGCTATACTCTAAAGAGGTAACAGAAGTATTAACAGAAGAATAGTCTTTATCTTTAATAGAACTAATATCTGTTTTATCTTTAATCCCTTTATCTATTTCTTTCTTATTATTGTTGTTGTTCTTTTCATTCTTTTGATATAGTTCGGGTTTATTCTGTATGTCATTGCGTTGGTCATTGCGTTGTTCACGTCTCTTTACGGTGCGTGCATCATAGTTGTCAGGATTCTGATAAGTGTCGTAGTTACAGACAGTTACGTGAAGTCCCCGTGTGGTCTTCGCTGTGTGTATCATATCGTGGGTCACTAAGTTGTTCAATGCAGTACGTATCTGATTGTCAGTATACTGATGTTTGCGAAACCCGACATACCAAGCTAATTCCTCCCGTATCTTACCTATAGAAGTAAACATCTGCCCCCGTTTAAACTTCCTGCCATCTACATAGTTAACCTTTAATAGTAGCCACATATAAACTTCTCTACAGCAAGGTGTAAACTTAAAGAAGTCCGACTCCATCATTTGTCTAGCTAATAATATGTAACCACCTCTTATGTGGTCACTCATACATCCACCTGCCCAACGTGAAAACAATCCCAATATTTTTCTTGAACGTGTACCATAGGTTCTATATCGCCTGCAAATCCTCTATCTGTTCTGCCACCCATACGAACACCTGCCCTACATAACTTTTCCTCTGTTATCATCCAATAATAAAAGCCATCCCTCATTCTAATAACAAAGAAAGGTTTAGTACCTGTTAGCTTACCCCATTGAAGTAAGTCCTTACATTTAAGTAAAGATAGTTTAACAGTATAATCTCCAATAGTAGTCCAATCTTTCATATACCACTTACATTCAACGAAAGCTACCTGCTTTCCGAAGTCTGTAGTAATTAAATAATCTATTTTATATTTATCAGGCAACTTATTTGCTACTAAAATATGGTCGCCTCTCTCTTTATTGTATATATTATTAGGCAAATCGCTGTGTTGCATCATAGAGGCACACATAGTATCGACTAAAACTCCCTGACGTTTAACGTCTATGGGTTTTTCTAGCCTGATATTGACTTTGCCTAATTGTTCATTAGGTGTTGCTATCATTTTGTATCCTTATAGGTTTCTTTGTTGGTTTGTGTGTGTCGTTGCACTTAAAGCAATCGGCAACGGGCAACTTGAGTTTAGGAAAGTCTTTATAGTAAGAGACATCACAATAGTCCCCTGCTACTAGCCAATCCCAAACTCTGTTGCATTGCGAGCAAATGGAGACTCTAAAAACGTGGAGTCCCCATTTCTCACTAACAGACGGTTTAAGTACACGTACTTTACGCCTGCCTTCAGGGGTGTGCATATTAGTCGCATCTACGACCCATTGTATTCCCCTGTTTTTTGACATTGCTAGAATGGCAAGTCCCCATTTTGAACAGGGTTATTCTTACCTTCTAATGCCGAGAGTCTAGCCTCTATTGCAGATAGCCTTGACTCTGTATCCGAGGTAGCAACGGGAGTTGCTTGAGGTTGTGGTGCAACAGCAGGTGTACCGTGTACCATTGCTTGAGGTTGCGAAGTCCCATTGGCAGGTTGTGCCACCTGAGGCTGTGCACCATTTCTTACATCAGCCAAACATAGATTGTTCACAAAGAACATTCCATAGTCTTGTTGACCGGGTTTCGTGCTAGGGTTAGAGCGTTTCTCTATTGTAACGGGAGTGTTCATACCAATGTTCATCTCCTGTAGCAAGTCGGTTAGACCTTTACTTGCATCAAAGAAACGTCCATCAGATGTATTGTACTTCATCCCGAACTGTGTTTGTTCCCAATTAGATATAGTAAACGCTTGGCTTGAACCCATCGCAAACTTAATCTTATTGGCTGTGTCAAAATTGGACATCTAGTCCTCCTTATCTTGGTTGTTTATTAAGAAATTATGGTCGACGTTATTTAACTTCAATTCGGTCTTAGGGGTATACCAAGGTTTGATAGGATAAGTCCCATCTTTCAAGGCATATCTAATTCTGAACAACTCCATAATTTTGTTCCATTCTGCTATTAACTTCCTACCTTTTGGGGTATTCAGTTCTGTTGTTGTAAACTTATAGGTAGGCTTAATGTGATAATCTGCATTTATATATAATATACCTACAGTAGTCATCTGATGTTTAGGAAAAATAGCATTCCATAATAAAGCGTAAGCAACGCCTTGTAATGTGTGGCTATCTTGTTGTGTCCCTGTCTTAATATCACTAATCATATTAACACCATTAGCAAATTGTAAAGGGTCATCACAACTACCTGCCCAATCAAACTTGGGATGATATAACATTACCTCAGTTCCTAAAAACGTAGGTGCGTAATCATCAGCCCAAACTATATAAGCCTCTACATATTTCATAACCCTTTCAACGCAAGATTTTACACCCTTAAAGTATTCAATACTAACGTGAGATAGGTTCTGCTTTATGTAGTCCTCAACAAAATTAATATCTAAAACAAAAGTAGGGTCAGCCTTCATCATATCTAAGATGTCGTGAACGACAGTTCCTAATCCTGCTTTAGCCCTAACAATAGTTTCACTATAATGGCTGTAGTTCTTTAGCCAATTATCAAAACCATATCCCTTAGGGTTCATTTTATTAAGGATTGTTGTAACACTATAGTAAGGCTTAGTACCATCGGTATACATACGCCCCAATTTAGTGTCTATTCTATTAACTCCCATTTATCCTCCGATTATTATGAGTTTACTTGTCTACTATCTATATAAGATATAAGACTCTCCTGTTTAACTAATAGGGTTTTATATGTTGGGCGTGAGCCCACCACTTTTCCCTCTTTTATAAGTTTCTTAATTGCCCTTATGGTTAGACCCGTCATCTCTTCAGCTTTTGGCAATGTAATATATAATGAATATTGTGTCATAATCGGTATTAATACGTATGAATCTACAGCCAATAGAATTAATATCCAAACAAGAAAAGCCCCACTAAAAAATGAGGCTTTTCAACGACAGGAGAGTCGTAGACGAAATCAAAGTATCGTCACGCACAATTTATATATAAACAACTATTCATCCCTTTGTTTAAATGATATATAGTCGGAATTTCTTGTATGATAAAACTAATAATAACGACTATTTTAGGGATATTTATATCAACTGTTCCTGATGGTACAAAGGTACAAAAGGGTAGACCTAGAATCCTAGAACTAAAAGATAGGGACGGGAATCTACACCATTACAATGAATTTTGTGATAGTGTAAAAGTACAGGAAAACCTTTGGTGTAATTACCATTGGCAGTATGAGAAAGTAGAAATAAAATAGTCTATAAACAGAAAAACCCCCATTTAGGAGGTTTTTCACACACAAAAACCTAACAGTAACACCTGTTAAATCTTGCCTTCGGTTAATGATAAACTACGAATAATTTATCTAAACTGCAAGGGCTCTTCTGTACCAACCAAAGAAATATTTTTCAAGGTTTGGTTTCCTAGTACAAAGGTCAGCATAATACTTAACTCTGTATGCACGAAGTCTATCAGGCTCAGGTTTATACTTCTTGGTCTGAGCAATAGTGTTTTTTCCTATTCGTCCATCGACTTTAAGATTCCCACCTTTGATATTAACCACTTGCTGAAGTATTCGCATAGCCCGACTAGCACCCATATTGACGCACGAATCAAAGATAATGTGCCTGACATTACTAGGTAATTCAGCAACACGATATTTATTCCAATAATCTTTATAGTAGATTTTAACAGCCTCGTGCTTGGTGAGAGACTTAATGTCAAGTTCCGGGTATGCTCGTTTAGAGATGCCAAAATTAGTTTCTCCACCCGGGTCATTTTTGTCCCAAACATATCCACCTTCGTGGTCTAATGTATCGTATACAATCTCTAAGAATTGTGGGTCTGATGAAGACATTATTAACCAATGCGTTTCAAGAGTACGCCCTTGATGACTTTCCATAATGCCTCAAGAATTGCTCTTTCTGTTTTTTCTGAAATTATCGGGATGTCTATTGCTTTATTTAACTCGTCAATAATCTCATCTTTAGTTGAATCTCCAAGCAGTTCATCTGCAATCATTTTCATTAACATATTATTCTCCTTATCTTGTTACTTTTGCGTTACCGTTTAGGCGACCTTGTATGTATTTAACATCGTCACTAATGTTGTCAATGTTGTCTACTAATTTCTCGTGTCGCCTATCCATTTTATCATTGATGTCTTTTTTAAATTCATTAATAGCATCAATTAATTTTACTGTAATTTGGTATGTAGAGTTTAGTTCTGTTTTTTGTACTGCTATACTCTGTTTAATTAATTCTAAATCTTCTGATTGTTCTTTGTTTGTTGACATTAAAGACTTAATCATAAATGCAAAAAGGGCTACTACAACCCCTGTTACTCCTATTGAAGTATATAATTCGACAGCCTCGGACGCTCCCATAATTACTCCTTAATTTTTTTAGTTTTTAAATATAAATAGTAGATTTGAATTGCAAACATTATACACATAAGAATACCTGATATAATGTCTGTCCAATAAACAAATCCCAAACCCGTGCTTACTCCTGTCACTCTTAAACTATCCATTGTCTCTTAACCTCGCAACTTCGTTTTCCAATACTTTAATTCTTTCATTCTGTTTAATATCAGCAGGTATCTCGGCATCTTGATTAGCCTCTGCATCTTCTTCTATATTAGTAATATGCTCTTCATTCATAGCTACTTGATACTCTAAAAATGATATACGAGCATTTAATTGACTATATCCCCACACCAACATCACAACAAACGTAACTGCCTGTATAATCATAGGCAGACTTATTGTCATTGCAGTATTATCTGATATTGGTTTATTCATTTTTTAAGTTTTAACTGACCAAACGTATTTAGTCCCCTTCCATTCAAGCTGAGCATTTCCTTTACTTACTGTAAATGATTTAATGTCGCTAAGGTGGTCGTTACCGTCTGACCCATTTGCTCCTGTTGCCCCTGTTGCTCCCTGAGCCCCTGTTGCACCTTGGATTCCTTGAGCACCTTGTGCTCCTGTGTCGCCCTTTGCTCCATTAGTACCATTAGTACCATTAGTTCCGTTAGTACCTGCGTTCCCTTTAGCACCTGTATCTCCCTTAGCACCCGTTGCACCTTTTAAACCTGCTAACTGAGAACTTGTAAAATCAGAATAAACAAAAGCATCGCCTTTATCACCTTTAGCACCATTGCTACCTGCCGAGCCCGTGTCTCCCTTTGCTCCTGTATCTCCCTTTGCCCCTGTCGCTCCGGTTGCTCCTGTAGCACCTTTGAGACTTGCAAGTTGTGTAGAAGTGAAGTCGCTATAGACAAACGAATCTCCTTTATCGCCTTTCGCACCTGTTGCTCCTTGGATTCCCTGTATCCCTTGTGCTCCTGTATTTCCTGTGTCTCCTTTTGCTCCTGCACTTCCGGGGTTTCCTTTTGCTCCTGTTGCACCTGTGTCCCCCTTATCTCCTTTTGCACCTTGACTAGACCACTTCTCTGATTCTTCCGAACCAAAAGCATTAAATACCATTTTGTACATATGATGAACATCATCGTGTAACTTATTTAAGTCCCCTCTTAATTCTTCTATAACATCAATTATGTTGTTTGAAATAGGGTCTTCAGTAGCACTCATCTGACTATCGTCTGACTTGTACATATGAGCCATCTTAGCTTTAGTCTTGTAGGTAGTAGGCTTGCTTGTTAAGTTAATTAAATTTGAATTTGTTAATTTTTCTTTTGCCATTATATTTTCGCTATTGTTAATACTGCCCCATAGAGATACTTAGCTGTGTTAGCAGGAAACCATCCTATAACCATATACCTGCCATTAGTATCATCTGCTGAAATTCCTGAAGATGGGTTAGTAACATTGGTAGTATTTGTGTATTGCTGTGCAGGTGCTTGAGCACTTGTAGTTGAACTAGTCGCTATTGTAGAATACGATAGAGATACTGTAACACTAGCAGTTCCATTTACTCTCCAATGAGTTACTTTATATCCACTAGGTATTGGAACATTTGCATAAGCCTCAAGTTGGTCATACATAACCCTTGCTTGACCACCGTTGTCTACCATACCAACATTACCATATTGATTGTCGTCATTGACCATAAAGTCACTTGGTGGTACAAATATTTTTGTTTGTGTATGCCAACCAAGATTTGATTTTATTGGGGTAACTGCACCGTCTGCAATTTTAGATACAGTTACTACATTAGTACCTAATTTAGCAGAACTATTAATTGCATACGTAGATAATTGAGTTCCTGAAACTGCTCCATTTGCTATATGAACACCGTCAATACTTCCATTAACATAGTGTTCTGAATTAATAGAGTCATCGGCTATCTTGCTACCATTAACTGAGTCGTTCCCTAACTTTGCATTAGTTACTTGACTATTAGCTATTGTATCTGTAGCAATAATTCCATTTGCTAATTTAGAAGGATGGTCAACAGCACCTGTCGCTAACTTTGCTCCCGTTATAGCTGAGTCTGCAACCTTATTAGTGGTTACTGCACCGTTTTTTAATTTGAGGTCAGTTACTGCATCGGTGGCAATCTTGTCTTGAGTTACTGAAGAGTTGTCAAGGTTGGCTGACCTAACAGCCCCTGTTGTTAATTTAAACCTATCAACAGAACCATTAGCTATCTTTGCATTAGTTACTGCAAGATTTGCTATTTGGGTTGTACCGACTGAAACATTGCTATTTTTATAGCTACTGTCGTCATCATTTGTTATAATTCGTTTCCACGTCGCCATATCTACTTAGCCTTTGACATCTGTGCTCCGTTTGTAGGCATATCTATGGGAGTTAACCCCTCTATTTCGGGTTGGAATTTTTCACTAGCACGGTCAAGTTTTTCTATAGTTTTTGCAACTACAATGCAATCTCTACCCTTTACTGTAATATTTTCCAATGCTGTGGACAATAAATTCACTTCGTTTTCACTTAATTTTACTATTGATAACTTACCCATTTAGATTGCTCCTATGTATCTTTGCTAATTTAGATAACACATTATGAGCCTTGTCTACTTCAGAACCTTTGAAAGAAGAGTCCATAAAAAGTTTTAGCAAAAAATCTGTGTCATTTGCATTTAATTTTATGTCCTCTTCTTCTCGGTTGTCTACCTTAACAATACCACTAGGTTTGCTTTTATTATGAAAAGCACTTTTACTCGCCATACTATCTCCTGTTCTTTTACGCTGTTCTTACGTATAGTTCGTGTGTTCCACTTCTTTGCCAAAAACTTCCTACTCCGTGTTCATCGTTGGTATTAGTAGGTGCAACTGTCTCAGCAAACTGAACTGTTGCTATAGCAGGCTTTTTACTATCATAATCAATTAAAAACCTGTCTGCGTTCTCTGCCCATATAAGTGATGCGTTTAACTGAGTTCCTCTTTCAACTGTAAAACCTGCGTTTTGAGATGGAGTACCTGTCTCGTCTGCGTTTAGAACAAGAATGTTATCTCCGATGTTTACAGTATTAGAATCAACCTGAGTTGTAGTTCCCTTTATGGTTAAGTTACCGTTTATGTTGACCTGACAATCGTTATCTGAGTCTCCAATTTCTAAAGTATCATTAGAATCTAAAGCATTCAAAATTGATTTAACACTAGACTCAGTACAAGATACAATCCCTGACGCTGAAACCTTAGCTGTGTTTGCTACGTGCTCATCAAAAGTTGCCTTACTCATTACACCTGATACTGATGAACTAGCTACAGGAATTGTAGCGTTTGTACCGTCTGAAGACGTTATTACTCTTGCACCTGTTGTCCCTGTAATACCTAAGTTGGTAGTGACGTTAGATGTTTTAGCAGTATTCGCAGTTATCGCATTTGCTTGAGTAGTAGTGATTCCTACCTTTGCAGTATTAGCAGTTATAGCACTCGCTTGAGAGGATGAAATTCCTGTCTTCGCAGAGTTTGCGTTCAAAGCAGTAACATAAGCTGATGTCATAACACCTGCTTGTGATACTGTTGCTTTTCCCATACTAGCATTTGTACCATCAGAACTATTAATTGAAACATCGTTTGCGTTGTGGGTTACACTTAGATTGGTTGATACGTTAGGTGCAGTATTAGTAATCGTTAGAGTATCTGTATCTGCATCAGTTGATATGCCCGTTCCACCTTCAAAATCTATAGTTTGAAGTTGTGTTATTGCTGTACTAGTAGTGTCGCCTGTAATGCTTATACTATCTTGTACATACCTTCCGTCTAGGTCTACTGTGACCGAACCACCTGCTGAATCGGTAAGTGTTACAACACCTGTTCCTGTAGCAAATGCTAAACTAGAATTTGTTGTATTACTACCTGCTGATGCTGATAGCAAACCATTAGCGTCAACTGATAGGTTACTTCCAACCTTTACACCACCAACAGCACTACCTGTTGCTATAGGCAAATCTCCTGTAACTATATTACTATTCTTATAATTACTGTCATCAGCCTCTGTTATTATTCGTTTCCACGTTGCCATTTCTTATGACTCCTTTTCTTTTTGTTTTTGTATTACAAATAGCACAGTAGGCTTGTACCATTCCATAGAACCGTGCCCTCAGATTGACCGGACACGTCATTCTCATTTGTTTCTTCAAAATCCAAACTTCTCACATTTACTTCGCCTTTGTTTGTTATAGCGAACACATCTGCGTTGCCTACTCTAAGTTTGAAAACTGTTCCTGTTGTTCCCGTTTCCACGTTAAACAGATATTGGTCAATAGAATCTAAATTGATTGTATTGCCAATATGTAAATCATTTACTCTTAAATCTCCCTCTACCGAAACTTCTGTCTTGCTAATCTGAATTGGTAAAGGAAATCCTGCACCGTCTCTTATGTATTTTAAGGCATCTGTTGCCCCTGCGTTGTTATTCGTTGAATCATTAATAGTTAAAAGGTCTCTATAGACCTCACTTATCGCAACAGTTCCTAAGTCTGTTCCTAATGTCCCTGAATAAACAGTTCCCGACGGTTGGTTGCTATCGGGATTGGGTGCAATTCCTGAATCTGCCATATGCTATTTTACCTATATATACCTTTTTGTCATTTGTTTTTTATCATCTTGTGCGAGTTCTTCTCGACCTTCTAGTCTTTCTTCTTGATTTTTTTCTATAACCTGAATTTTCAGACTCTTTTTTATTTCCATATTTTTCTTGTAAAACTACACCACGACCTATACCAAATCTTTCAGGTCTCTTACCCCACCAATCTTCGTTCCACCAATATAAATGTTTACCAAGCAAAGGTATGTGGGTATATGTTCTAAGACCTGTTTTTTCTATGTGTTTTCTAAGAGCAGGCATTCCACCTTTTACATATTTTTCAGTAGATGTATAAATGTCTTTAACAAAAATATCATTAGCTGTTGATGTTATTGGTGGCAAAGCTAATCCAATAATGGCATTATCAATACCTTCTCTCTTTGCTTTCCAAAATGTAAACTTACTTAGACCTACCATTTTTAATAAATTGCCAAGTAACCTATCGCTAATGTCTGTCTCCCTACCTGCTATAATATCCTTTAATTCATCTGTTCCTGCCTCAGCCATTACTAAGGTGGTTATAAGACCAACTAATCTTACCATATATTTTTTTCTATTGTTTATCATCGCTATGGTGTCGCCTGCCTCTTTTGCCTCAGCATACTGTTTATTTATATAGGCAACTTCATCTCTCCATACATCAAATCTTTTTAACATAAATGTTTTTAACTGATATGCTATTCTCCCGTTTGGCATATTTAAATAACCAACGGGAACTTCAGACCTACCAATAGGTTGAACCTTAAGTAACTCCGTATACGACAACAGCATTATTATTTCACTATTATTATTTTCTTTTAAGTCGGTAAGAATTTGAGATATTTCTTCTGAATTAAAAGACTGCTGTAATCTATAAATAAAGTCCGAATATTCTTTCTTTGTAGGGTTTTTTGCTAGTGTTCTAAACTTTGATATTGTTGCATTTACGGTTGTATCCTTACCAATCTTATCCATACGCTCTAGCTGAACCTTTTTAAAGACCCATTGTAAGGCATTTAATATTTTATTTTTTCCAATCTCAGGCTTTATTTCCTCTGCTATAGAATCAACACCGTAGTCGTCTCTAGCGATAAAATTATTATCCTTCTTGCCTCCAAAGTTATATATCATAGCAGAGGTTAAAGCCTTAATTGTTCTATACCCACCTGTAGGTATTCTAAATAATCCCCTGTCTCCTGCTCTCCATACTGAAAGACCAACATCAGCAATCTGAGTAACTGCTGAAAAAACAGAGCCCATAGAAGTAATATATCCTATGCTTTTAGCGTGGGCTACAAAAGGGCTTGATTTACTTTTATTAAAATATGCTTGCAATAAAGTTCTCATCCTAGCCTCAGAATCTTTACTAAGACCATATTCTTCCATAGCCTTTAACAAGAAAGAATCTATAGTATATTCCATCCCGACTAATGGAATCCCTTGTGCATCTAAATGGATTTTTACCATTTTTTTCATTGCGTCAAAAGCATCACGCTTGTTTTTAAATTTTAATCCTGTAGCATCTTTACCTGAATGTTTATGTGCTACGATAAACTGACTACCTTGTTTCCTTACGGTAAACTTACTTTGTCCTAAAAATCTCTTACCTGCTATAGCCTCAGTTACCTGAGCCATATAAATACCAAGAGCATCGTATGTTGGTGCATAAAAAGTATTAGCATTATCATTCAACGTATTTATTTTTCTAATTTTAAAATTATCAGGGTTTGTTGTATTTGCACCTGCTCTACCTAGTAACACACGTTGCATCACTTCAACTTCTTCTTCCAAGCTAAGAACTCTTTTTATGTCTTCGCTTGATTCTTCAATCTGTTCTGATATTGCTTTTTTGTCTGATTCGTTTGCAACGTATTCTAATAAATAATTTTTTAAAGCAACGTGGTCTACAACGCTCCTTGGAAAATAATCTTGTAATACTCCTGAATCAAATCCCAAGGCATCCTTATCTATTGCTATTTTATCAAGTCTTTTTCGTGCTTTTAGTACATCCTCATATAAACCGTACTTTTCCAACAAGGGTCTTATTTCAGTATATTTTTGATTTTTTAAACCCTTGTCTATATTTAAATAATCATTTCTAACCATCATATCTTTATCAGACTTCTTATGCAATGCTTTTAGTTTTTTTATTAATGGGTCAACGTCAGCCATTGATTCATTATAATATTTTAAACTATAGAATTGAAATCTTCTAAAAAGAGCAGGTAGTTTAGGGTGAAGTTTTCCAACCTGCGTACTAAAGGTAACTAAATAATCCTTCCATTGTTTTGGTGCGTATAGTTTTTCATATTCCTTTTGTTGTTTTTTAGAATCCTTTGATGCGTACTGTGCTCCAAATTTTCTATACGGTCTTATTCCGTCTCGTGGCTCTTCTTCGTTTAAATCTATTCTTCCGAGAGTTGCCCCTTCAGAGGTTGGGGAGACCGTGCTTTCAAATGCTCTTTTGCCACTTCCTCGAATATACGCTCCTTCTCGTCCGTTAGGTTTAGCGACTTCAGTATTTTGATTACTGCTTGAGGTGTTACGTCTTTGCTCTGCTCTGATTTCCGAGTAACTGCCATAATCTGACTCCTTCATTTGTTTTTGTGACTTTGCATTTTGATTAAGGTACATTGCTTTTTCCATATACCACAGCAAAGCCTGAGTTTCCATAGCTGATAGTTTTCTACCCATTGCTTTAGTTACTCTTTTGTCATTGGATATGCTTTCAATAATATCTCTAAATAATAAAAAGTTTTGACGACTACCCGGAGCATCATACATCTGTGTGGTATTTGAGTTAGGTGCAAAATAGTTATCTCCAAAAAGCCTACCTACGTCCTTATTGGTTTGCTTATATGGCTCTCCTAACCATCTGTTTATTTGCCTAGTCATCCATAAGTCTATAGTAGAAACATCAGATTTACCTAAAAGGTTAGCAACAAATGTTCCAACTTTAAATCCAAAAACCTCTGCCCCGTAAACACCATCAGCTATTTCTAAATGTTGGAATCCTTCCTTGTTGCCAATACTTTCAGTTTCTTGACCAATCTGATTTAAAATACGATTTATATCTCTAGGGTCGTGCCTTGTACTTATCCACTCAATAGTCTTTTTAAATGAATTGTTAAATACTTGTTCTTTTAAATCATATAACATTTCGATATTTAAAGCTATTGCGTTAGGCATTTTTAATACCTCCCCATCTAGCTTTGTAAAATATTTATAGTTACCATCTCCCTCTTCTGTTTTAAACTCAGGTCTCCCCTTTTGTTCTATATGCTTATATATATTAACAGCATATATGTAGTTATTATCAACAGCTTGATTTGGAGAGGTTAAACCTAAAAGAGTTCTAAACAATAATTGATTATCAGCACCATATTTTTTGTCTAATAAAGATGGCAATTCCCCTGCTCCTGTTACCCTTATTGCTTTATCAACTGCTACCGTATACCAATCAATAGAAATGTCTATATATTTTCTTCCGTCTATATCTTTAATAGCCCCAAGGGTATCAAATACTGAAAGTAGTTCATCTTGAATTTCTAAGACACCTGTCTCGGTTGCTCTTTTTACAAACTCTTGATATTCCTCTCTTGTAAAAGTAGTGTTATCAACATTCCAAGATTTAGTATTTTTATCCCATTGTCTACGCATACCCTGTTTAGCATCTCCTAGGTCTCTGTCTATAGCTTGGAATTGTACGAAAGATGGTGTTTGTTGTCCCTTCCCTTTAAAAACTAATTTGTTTTCTGTGCCCCATTTATTGTTTTTAAAATTTGTTTTACCAAATAGTCCTGAATGCCTTTGGGTAACTTTTTGAGGGGTAGAGCGTTGTTCTCCTTTTGGCAACTTAATACCCGTAGGCACATCCTTACCAATCATAAAATCAATAATTTTATTTCTCTGCCTAGTCGTAGTACCCTTAGGTAGATTTATTTCAAAAGTACCATTAGGTAACATTTTACGAAAAGCATCGGTAACTATATTAATAAAGGCTCTGTCTACCTTTGTATTTGTTAAGGTAATGCTCTCTGTTAATTTGGTTGGTAGCCAAAGACCTATATAAGCACCTTCTGTTTTATCTTTACCTTTGCTGTCTTCAAAAAACTCCTGTATTGCACTTAGATGGTCTCCCTTCTTACCCTTGTTTTGGACAGGAAGATTTAAGTCCTTTGTTATTTCTTTTAATACTTGTAATCTTGTTGCAGGCATTATTGCTTGTGCAACTTCAGGGTTCTGACTTAATATATTTAAGATTCTAGTTCTTGAAAACTCTTGATTCTTTAAATTATTAACTTCTTCATTGTTTTTCTTTATAATATTAGAATCTTTATCTACTTCATTTATTTCTTTAACTACTTCATCTAGCGTTAACTGCTCCCCCATTAATTTCTCAAGACCTTTCATCTTCACAGTTCTTTTAACTATGGGTTTATCTTCTGCAACATTTTCATCTACTTCAGGAACTTTAAAAAGTTCTCCTTGGTTATTGTCTATGCTTACCCAAACATCTTCATTAGTTGCAGGTGGAATCCTAAGTTCTGCTTGGTCTAAAGGTATTCCTGTTGTCTCTCCTTCTAATAGAGCATATAACCTACCTGACGAATCAGGCTCTATACTTATTATCTTTTTAGGAGTCCCAAATTGGTCAGCACCATTAACAATCCATTGTACGAAATCATCAACCTCAGGTAACCCTTTAGGGTTAGCGTTATATTTTCCATCTATTTCTTCTATAGTCACAGCAGGTCGAGAAAGAACGCTCATAGGTTCTGTAAGGTTTACTGATGAACCTTGCTCAGGTAGCTGTAACATTTCAGACTCACGCTCCTGAATGCCCATTAATTCAGTAATAATATTTGTACCATCTTCTCTTTCAAATTGAGCATCAAATCTTTCTGCTAACTCTTTAGGCAATGATAAAGTACCTGTGTTATTTTCTTCCTGTTGACTTGTAAGCCCTAGGTACTTATAGACAAAAGATTTGCTAAACAGTTCCCTGCCTTGAAAATTACTGCTTTTTTCTTGGTTGCTTTGTATCCAAGCATCTATATCATTAAACAAGACAGGGTCAATGTCTTCTAATCTTCTCATTACTGCCTCAGAAACGTCCTCTAATACTGCCTCATTTGAGGCGTTCCTACCAAATATTACATTTACCGTTCCGTCAGATTCTTGAAAGTTAAAAGCCTCAGGAGACAGTAAATACTGATTGCCACCTGTTTCGTTATCGTATCTAGGGTTATCTTTTTCTATTTGAGCATCTTTATAATCTTTTGGGTTGTAACCAATATCTATTAATTCTTGTTCTGAATATGTATCTACTAATTGTCGGTCACTAAACAATATTTTTGTTTTGTCTTTTAAGGCAGGCAAAGCACTAGCTGACCTTAAAAACTCTGAAAATTCATCTGATAGTTCAGACGTTGCATTTTCTTTAGCCTCGGCTCGTGACTCATATTTAACATAGACTTCCTCTAATAACTCGTCTATATTTCTTTGCTCTCCGGCTACAAGAGTTCCAACGCCTTCAAATGTTCCACCACCTATAACACCAATGGCAAACGCTTTTTTCATCTCAGGGTCTAGCTTTCTAACATCTAATACTAACTCCGGATTATCTATTTTATCGTCAGCTACAGCCCTTCCTAAATCTTGAAAATATCCCTGTAAAACTTCTTCATAACCCTCAGCTAATACACCTGCTCCAATACCTGCACCCCTAAACCAATTACCAAAATTATTGGCAAGCCTAAAGGGTAGTCTGCCATATATACCAAATAACTGAAGACCATCAGAAACCATTAATGTTTGATTGCCTAAATAAACAGTTCTCCCTGCTAGACCTGCCTCTTCATCTGAGTACCCTAATTCTTTCATATGATTCCACGTACCACCTGCTTCAATTAAAGCCTCTGCTTGTCGTCCACCTAATGCACCTGCTACAGATGCTGATATTGCCTCTCCTGTTCTTAATTTTTTTACTGCCCCTGCACCTGTCCTTGTACCTCTCCAAGCCTTTTCTATGTTAGCAAATCTCTTTGCGTGTGGTAATGCTTTATATACTCCTGCCCCTACTCTACCAAATCCAAAATATGGTATCATTAAAGAAAGCATAGATGGTATTGCTGTTGGGGCATCTATAGTCCAAAAGTCTTTACTTGCTATATGTTCCCAATTAAACTCAGCATCATTTTCTCTTTCTACCGTATTTACTTTTCTACCTGCCTCTCCCCATTCGGCAATATCTTTACCAACATCTAATCCCCACCAATCTAACATACCTCCTAAATCAGAAACCATACCATAGCTACCTGCTTGCATAGAGTCTACAAATTTTCCAATATTACCTTGGCTTACATTTTCGGGCGTAGTTGGTTTTCTGTTTCCAAAAGAACCTGTTAAGTCTTCTACAGTTAATTCGCCTGAGTTTAAATTACTGTCTATCTCCTTAGCCTTGTCAGGGTACATTTCTATTAAGGCATCATAAAAATAGTTTGTCTCTATTTGGTTATCAACATTTCCAACTGCACTTTCTAACTCGACTTTTTGACTTTCGTATGCTTTATACGTATCTAAGTGACCTGCATAATTTCTAAGTTTTTGTTGTTCGTCAGGAGTTATGTCGTCGAATGATGCGTTATTCCCGTAGACATAGTTTTTAACAAACTCTAATGTGTTGCCATTTGACTTATCCCATTGATTGTCTATAATAGCTTGACCAACAGCCAAGCCACTATCTAATGTTGGGAAAGCAGGTCTAGGCATAACCTCTCCCCCTGCGTTTGTTATATTAGGGGAAAGACCACTACGAACAGCCCCGTACTCAGACATCCAATCCGTATATACAGAAACCCCATAAGGGTTATTAAAGAACATTGAATCGGGAGTTTCAAAGTCGGGATTTTCAAACGATGCTACACCGTCATATAGCCATTTATTTTCCATTTACTTTATTATTTTTTTTTCCAATGCTGTACCATATGCTTTTGAATTAATCCCTGCCGAGTTAGATACATTTGAACCTGATTGAGTTCCACCTTTTTTTATAAAGTTTCCTGCCTCTTCTTCTGTCATAGGATTTCTTTCTGTTGTCGTACCGACAGTACCTTTACTATGCTTTGCCATCCATTCAGGGGTTGAATCTATTACAAAAGGGCTCGGCATTGGGTCATTTGCATTTCTCATCTTACCTGCTAAATCAGGGTCTAAGGTAGGATTTGCTTTATTAAAATCAACAACATTCTTACCTAGGTATCCTTCTATATCTGTGTCAGGGTCTTCATAGTCTTCTTGGGTTTTTTGTTTAATATCTTTAGCTACTCCATCAAACTTATCAACTATTTTTACAATACCGTTCTTATCGGTCATTACACCACTTGGTGGTTTTCCACCTTTCCTGATTAACCTTTTTGCATTTGCAAGAGCATCAGGGTCGTATTCAGATATTGGCTTAATAGCATTTATATATCCCTCTTGAACTAACTGTCTAGTTTGCATTATGTTTTTATTCTCTTGAAGATACTGCATATATTGAGTAGCTGAAATAGGCTTATCTGCGTTTTCAGTTCCATCGTCATAATAATATTTACCATCGTCTCCTTCCCTGATTGGGTGCATTGGATTTTTATTATCAAATTCTGATAACTTACCTAAAGCAGTTACATAGGTTTTATAATATTCTCTCTTACTTACTTCCTTTGCTTTTTTCAAATCAGTTGCATTTTTATTTGCATAAGATTTTGCTCTGCTATCAATCTCGTACTGCTTTATAGCATTCTCTTGTGCTAGTTTGGCACTATCAACCCTTGCTTTCATTAAAGCCTGATGGTACTCGTTATACATTTCCCTTGCGTTACTCATAATATCTCCTAAGCTAAACTTTCTTGTTCTTCTACGTACTTAACTTTACTAGGGTCGAAATCCGGCATTGTAGAATCATCATATCCTATACTAACATCTGTACCTTCAGTACCTGTTACCTTAGGCATACCACCTGAACCCAACATTTTTTGTTGTGCCCCTAAAGTCATTAGGTCTAATCCACCTTGCATAAAGTTAGATGCCCCTTGTTGCATTACTGCTTTTCTTCTATCGGCTAATGCTTTTTTATAATTATATAAATTCTCTTCGGCTTGCTCTTTATATGCTTTATTAGCTGAGGTCTGCCTTTCTCTCATTTGTATACCTTGAGTGGTTTGAGCATCAGCTAATTGCTGTGCCTGTTTTAAACCAACTTGGTTAGCAAGCCCACTTGAACCCATACCTTGAAAAGCCATAGCCCCTCTAGCGTTTTCTACTGCTTGATTCATTGTCGAGGTTGCCTTTCTCGTTCCAAATTGCTCTGCACGTTGCACATCTGCATCCGTTACTGCCTCTGCGTTCAGTTTTTCTCTTAAATCCTTCATACGCTTTAATTCTAAATCTGTTGCTTTTCCACCATCTAACCAATCTAAGCCACCCTTTATCATTTTCCCACCTGCTTGTACAGCAGATGCTATTGCCATTATTTCTAAACCTGTCATTTAACTAACCTCACTTAAAGATACTTTATAAGTTCTATTGTCTAATTTCGCATATAATCCTATTTCGTCATTAGAAGGATTTCCACTTTTTATACTGTCTTTGCCTAATGCTACAAATAAAAAAGTTCTGTTAGCCATCCTAGAAACAGCATTATAATCTGTTGTAAACTCTACATTATTTTGTTTGCCCAATACTTCATCGTGCAAAAACTTTAAATCGTCTTGCTTACTCATTGCTACCTGCGTCCACTTCTATTTCCATTCCATATATTTCACAACCACCTGTTATCCAAGTAGGTGTTTTTATTTTTAACTTTATAACCTTAGCCCTAGAAGTCGCCTTAACAGAATGAATACCTCTCTTAGTCAACTTTTTAAAATTAAGAATATGACAAGGTGTCTCTTCAAAATCCTTATAAACATATACTGTTATAGCTTTTTGACATAAGTAACTCATTGATATTCTGCGAATTTTTACACTTGTTTGATAATCTACTAACTTAAACCACTTTGTACTTCTTACTGATTCGTAAAACTCTTGACCCACAGAATTACTATTTAATGCTCGTAACCTCCATACTGCTGAACCACCTTGACTAGCATAATTGTAAATAGGCTGACTAATAATAGTTGTCGAAGGTGGCGTATATACCTGATGATTTGCTTGTGCCATTACTGTTCTATTCCTTTCTCTAGCCAACCTGCCATAGGTACAATTCCCTGTTCAGGCTCTATAGGATTACTAGGATAATAAGTAATCAATTCAACCTGTTCTTCTAATAAGGGGTCGTAACCGTAGTTAGTTGTATTTAATAAGTTTTCAGGATAGTATGATTGCACCGAACCTGAATAGTCTTCATCTTGACCTGAAATGTCTACAAGTCTATAAATAATTGCGTAAGCAACCTCTCCACTATAAGCACTATTACCTGTATTTTTTATTGGTCTATATCTTTGAAGACTGCCTGTTGTATTTTCGTCTAATTGATATATATGAAAAAACTCAAACGTGTAAGTAACATTATTTCCAAACTTGTGCACGTTATGTTGTGTTGTCCCCATATACCTTGCTATTTTTGCCGATTGACTTCCCATAGCTGTTATTAGCGTAGTAGTATTACCTGTTGAATTAAAATCGGTGCTATGGTTTGCCAATCTACTCCAATATGGAAAATGTTCGTAAGAGTCTCCTGAACCGTTTTCATCTGCTGTAGATGTGCTACTATTTACTACATTTATAGAAGGTAATACAAAATTACTTGAGTTTTCTCCATCGTCCTGACTAGAGTTTGCATCAGGTTTTATATCTATCCATTTCCTCCAATTATAAACATCAGGAATAAATAAGAAAAACCCTACACTTGAATTAAATTTTTGAATAGGTTGTTGTGTGTAACTAGAGTTTTTCCATTTTAAAGCAACAATACTTTGATTATGACTTTCAGGAACTATCCCATTTCCAATAGATTGGTAGTCTCCTGAGTTGTAAACATAATTAACATCTAACCCTCCATTTAATTGGTCTTGAAAAAACCTAACTTGGAGATTGTAGGGAGGGGAAGAATTTTCACAAAACACTCTATTAAAAATAAAATTTTGAGGAGACCCATTATATTCTGTTGGGTCTAGCCTTAATAGATTCCCTACTATTAATTTCCTTGTAGAACTAATACTTTCATAAATATTATTATCGCTAATTAACTCTAAGAAAATATAGTCTTCATCGCAAAAATAACCGTGACTCAATTTTCCATTTGAATTTGTAAAGTCAGTTTCAGTTAAAAAATACCTAAACAAATCTGAGCCTGAATGATAACTTTTTAAACCAAAAAATGTTCCTGCTGTATTTGAGTGACCTGATACCTCATAAGTAGGTGTAGCCCCACCTCCGGGTGCACTCGCTGTAGCATTTGTACTAATAGCTACTTCTCCTGCACTATTATCAACGCCCGTTATAAGAACTGTTTGAGCATCAGGTAAACCATATCCGGCTATAGTCATACCAACTCCTAAGTTAGTCAAACTAC